TTCTGCTACTGTAGCAGGCGGAGTAACAACTGCGTCTAATGGTGGTGGTGGTAGCGGCGGTGCTGGCGGCCTTGCAGGCCTATGTGCAATCTGTGCCCAAATTGGCTATGGTGGTATAGTCGGTGGCGGTGGTGGTGGTACATTTACTGCTACATTTGCCGGTGGCGCAGGTGGCGGTGGCGGTGCATTAGCCTACATTAATAATTGGGCAGTTATACAACAAAATACATATTTTGTCAACGTCGGCAACGGTGGTGCTGGCGGAGGTACTGGTGTATTTGGAGGCGGCCCAGGCAGTACAGGTACTGTTCGTATTATATGGCCAGGCAATTTGCGACAGTTCCCAAATACTTGCGCAGGCTTCCCATAAAAACAAAACCCGGACTAGTCCGGGTTTTTTATTGGGTTAAATTAATTCAAGAAGTAGTTCTAATTTAGCTCTGATAGCCTTGTTGTTAAAACTATTCTTAACACCTTGGTGCAAGGGCTTTGGCCACATGTCAAATCCGCACCAAGCATATCCCGAGTGTTCATCATTTAATGTGGGGATAAATTCACGATCAACAACCAGTACATAAGTATTGTATTGGAAGTTTTGGTCGTTGCTGGTAAACAACTCCAAGGGAATTGTCTTCTTAATTGTAGGAGTCTTACCCACTTCTTCGGCAATTTCTCTATTTAGAGCATCGTAGGGTGTAGCATCCGATGGTTCTTTCTTGCCGCCAACTAGACCCCAAGTGCCTGCAGTCTTGCCCTGCGTGCGTAGTAAAAATAAAAACCTATGAGTATCTTTTGCAAGAAATAATCCGCCGCTGCAAATTATCTGATCATTATAAGATGAGACGCCAGCTAAATTTGTCATAGATTCCTTCATAACTCTTACTCCAACTAGCACCATCCCATTTGTATTGAATGCTAGTATATGAGTTAGTTATGTATGTAGTAGGTTGATCTACCGTAGAATCGAATATGATATTCCAGAAATTACCATCCCACTCTATGATGTCATTGGCTACAGCAACAAATTGACTGCTATCACTATTCTGCCATGCAGGTGCTAGTGGTGGAATGTCTTCTAAAATTAGATACCTAGTACCGGCAATGGGAGACTTAGGATTGAATGTTTCAGGATTAATAATAGCATCTACATTACCTCGTCCTGAAGAATTAAAAGTACTGGTTAAGATTGTATTGGCCGGGATAGTATCTGCATCATAGGTTAATATCATTCGTTTTTCGTTGTAGGTATCGAGTGTAATATAAGCCACAACCTCATTACCGTCAGCTTTAAGTAATCGTACTTGACTTAGACCTGGGCGGAATTGACCCGGATATAGATCAATTAGTTTATACCATGATACAATATTGCCAGGTAATTCGCCGTCATTGGCAGCAGAGGCTATTTCGTTAGTTAATAATCCGCCTACACCATCTAAGACTAACAATTCAAAATCACCGGGAGTGACCACAACCTGCCCAACCATTTCTCCTAGGTTGCTGTATACGGTATCGGGGTCATTAAAATCGTTGGCAATAGTGCCCGGGGTATCTGCAAAGATGTTGGCAATGATTTTAGTAATAATGCCCATCTTTTTAACCTTGGCAGGCGGTGTGATCCAAATAGGTGTTTCAAAGGTCAGTGTTAGAATATCAATATTCTGTTCTGTACCCTGCGGAATTTGTCTACTGGTCCACAGGGTGTTGGTAAGTGTTAGCACAGTTAAACTGGTCCAATCTATGTAATTGTCTGTGGTTTGTAATTCTAGTGCAGGTCTAAACAGATAGGCAATTTGTTCAAAGATTTGTAATTTCTGTTCAGTGTTTGTGGTCCAGATGTCTGCTGTAAAAGTCAACTTGTAAGGAGCAGGCATAATACGCTCTACAGTATATCCTGAACCTTGTACGTGTTCGTATTGGCCGGTTGTTTCATTGTAGGCTCGCTCACGAATCTGTACCTTGCCCACATAAGTAGGATCTTGTAGTCGACTCTGATCGTAGTCCAGTGCCTTAATATAGCAGGCAATGAACGGTGCTGACGGAATAGTATTTTCGCTGTTCTTTTTCAACAGACTAGCAGCCTGGCGATTAGGATCCCCGTACATAACTGGTACCTGATGTAGGCCACCGTTGCCGTCTTGGTAGGCAAAATTATTCATTGCCCTCATAAATTGTGTCAGGTATCTGCGTACTTGACCGTCGTAAAAAAAGGAACTCATTGTATTATTTCTCTGTTAGCAGTTTTTCTAGCTTTCGCTGCGATACTCATTTTTAATTTAGTTTCTGCTGAATGCGTTTTTCCGGACATAGCACCGCCGTCTTTTCTTTTCCATCCTTTATCGGTTCCGTTGATTTTTCGATGTACTCTTGCAGCCTTTTGTGCATCGCTCATTCGTTTAATGCTATCGAGATGATGGGTCTTATTTCCGCCACCATTTCTAATATTAAATCCATTAGCAATACTATCAAATTCTTTAATATATTTCTCTTCTAAAATATTTAATTCATCTAAAGATGATGCTTCTGCAATAACTTCAAAACTGAATGCATCTTCTCCGTACTTCTTTAGAGCGTTATGGAAGTGATAGGTTCGAGGAGTATGCTTGCTATCGCAAATATGTTCCAATCTTCTTTGATTTGGATCTTGTATTGTTTGTCCAATGTAGCAACGACCGGTTTCTAAATGCGTAAATTTATAGATATGCATTTTAATTATCCGCCCGTGGTTTCAACGCCTTGCTCAATGCTTGACGCTCTTGAACAACTGATCCATTAATGGTAGCAGTATTGTTATTGTTAACAAATGTAGATATTTGATTCTGTCTAATTTGTTGTCCGGCAAATGGTCCACTGGCAACATCCTCTGAACCAAACTGATTCATTGTCATGCGTACACCTTTCTGATATAACTTCCAATTTTTTCCATTATATCTATAGAGTGCATGTGGCATATAATCTGTTCGCAGGTAGAATAATCCTTCTGCAGGATCATTAGGAAAACTATTGCCCATATTAAATGGTATGCTATTTGGCGGTGCATCTGTGCCCGAACCGTAGGCCACATACAAATTGTTAGTAGGGGTCTGTAGTATAATGCTACAATCAATACTGTCCATAGTAATGTCGTCAATGACATTTGAAGTATCTAGTGTATCTACTAGCCCTGAAGTCTTTGTAGGTAAAATAAAATAACTATAAGTATCGTAGCCGCTCAGTGGTGCATCTAGATTTGCCTGTTCTACAATTTGATCACTGATTGCAATAGTCTGATTGTAGGTGCTTAATAAATCACGCAGAGTACTACCATCTCCGTTGCCACTATCTCTGTCGAGTATTTGACTGAACTCTTGACTATCTACTAGCGGTGTGCATTTGGCTTTTAACAAATGTGGATACCAAGTCTGACTGAATCCGTTGGTAGGACGGCTAACATCCTGTACTACATAAAAGCGACGAAGTGCAACATAGTTGTCATCCATGGCATATTCGTCTTTTAAGTGTGGCAATTCTATAACATCGCCGGCCATGATCTTTCTAGTCAAGCAATCTACAATAGATCGTAAGTGGAAATGCAGCATGATAGTGTCGTTCTGTAGGAACATACCAAACTGACTTAAATTAAAGTCAAAATCCTGCATCTGATAAATGCCACGAATAACATAAACATCGGGATCATAGTTACGATCTCTGTTCTCCATAAACAGAACATCTTGTATTCCTAATTCAGCAATGGCGTTTGTGGCCGTGTTTGCCGGTGTTGTAGGAGTGATATTGGTACCAGTTGAAGCAACAGGACCTAGATATCGGTGTATAAAAACATCAGTCCCGCCGACTTGAAATTGTTCATTGACTACACGATCAATGAATCTAAAGTCGGGGCCTTTTTCTGGTTTGTAAAGAGAGAGTCTTGGCATAGTTGTATTTATATGGCTAAATATTTGTATGGATCCACTACTTAAAGACCCCCAAGCTAATCAATACCAAGTTCTGATAGATTATATTCAAGCCATGTTAGGTGGCGGGATGGTCGATGTTGAGCTCGACCCTATTCACTATACCACTGCTATTGATCGTGCTTTAAATAAATTTCGTCAGCGAAGTAGTAATTCAGTTGAGGAAAGTTTCGGATTTATTACATTAGATGTAGACACTAACGAATATTACATGCCTAAGGAAGTAATGAGCGTTAGACAATTATTCCGTCGCAGCATTGGATCACGAAGTGGCGGTGGTCAAGGCGGCTCATTATTTGAACCCTTCAATCTGGCCTATTCTAATACTTATTTGCTGGCTAGCACCAATATGGGCGGGTTAGCCACATACTATGCATTTGCAGGATATCAGAAACAAGTGGGTAAAATGTTTGGTAGCGATGTTAATTTTACATTTAACAACACCACTAAATTACTAACAGTGATGCAACGCCCGCAGGCTGAGGAAGAATTACTAGTTTGGATGTATAATCATCGTCCCGATTTTAATCTACTACAAGATCCACAAGCAGGTCAATGGTTAAAAGACTATGCCCTAGCAACATGTAAGATCATGCTAGGCGAGGCTCGTGAGAAATTTGCCACCATTGCCAGCCCCCAGGGCGGCACACAATTGAATGGTGCTGCACTCAAAGCCGAAGGCAAGGCTGAAATCGAAATCCTAGAACAGGATCTAATCAACTACAAAGATGGCGGAATGCCGTTAACCTGGATAACTGGTTAAAATACCTGTTGACTCTTGTAATAAAAGTGTTATAAACTTATATATCGCTGGAGATATATATGATCGTAGGATTTGTAGGACTAATTGGCGCTGGCAAAGACACTGCCGCAGATTTTTTAGTTAATTCACATGGTTTTAGACGAGACAGTTTTGCCAACACACTCAAAGATGCTGTAGCCAATGTATTTGGTTGGGATCGGGTTCTACTAGAAGGTCGAACCAAAGAAGCTCGTGAGTGGCGAGAACAAGTAGATCATTGGTGGGCCAAGCGATTAAACATGCCGCATCTTACTCCAAGATGGGTTCTACAATATTGGGGTACAGAAGTCTGTCGCAATGGATTCCATGACGATATTTGGATTGCATCTGTGGAAAATAAGATGCGTAAAACCACTGACAATATTGTTATCAGTGATGTTAGATTCCCCAACGAGATTCGAGCCATTCACAATGCAGGCGGACAGGTTATTCGCATCAAACGAGGAGAAGATCCAATTTGGTTTGAAGCCGCAGCCAGTGTTAATCGTGGCCCCGAGGGTAATGCATCTTGGGCATTAAGTGTTGCCAAGCTAGAAAAGTTAAAAATCCATGCTAGCGAAACAAGTTGGGTTGGTGGTAGAATTGACCATGTTGTCCTAAACAATTCTACCATTGATGATCTATACAATCAGCTAGAGCAACTACTGCCCACTCGAGAACTAACACTGCCTGTAAAGGTAGCTCTAGATCTAGCCTAAAAATCTGCCCTTAAATCTCCCTGACGCCATTTAACGCCTTCTTTCTGTAGTATGCGTTGGCAGTTAGCACAGATGGTTTTTAAATTTGTATAACGGTGATTCTGTAGATCGCCGTCTACATAAAACACATTAAACTGTTCAGGATGCTTAGAAGTGTAGTTGCATTTTTCGCAGGTTGATTTTTTCTTATATCCATGCAAGGCCCATAGCGGCCTTGTTTCTTTTGCACCTCTAGCACAGTGGTCGCATTTTGATCTATAGAATGTCTTGCCGTCTTTGTAGTAGTTAACGGCCACTGGTCGTTCTCGACATTCTTTACAAAGTTTTCTCATATGTGCCCTTTTTACTGCCCTTTTATATTTAATTCAACAGGTAGTTTTCCCAATGTTCTGCTAAATAAAACAAAGTAATCCATTAAGGAGTTTTGAAGATGGCACAATCACTACAATCACCAGGCGTAAGCGTATCAGTTATAGATCAAAGTTTCTATACACCGGCCGCTCCTGGCACTGTTCCTATGATTTTCGTAGCAACAGCAGAAAATAAAACCAATGCTAGCGGTACAGGAATTGCAGCAGGAACAATGGCAGACAAAGCAGGATGCGTTTGGGTTATCACTAGTCAACGTGATCTAACTGACACATTTGGAGTTCCATACTTCGAAACTGATGCCGAAGGCAACCCAGTTAACGGCGGCGAAATTAACGAATACGGCTTACAAGCAGCTTATAGTTTGCTAGGTGCTAGCAGCCAAGCATATGTTGTTCGTGCTGATATTGATCTAGGTAGCCTAAAACCTCAAGCAAATGTTCCAACAGGCGCCCCTACTTGTGGAACATATTGGTTAGACACTAGCGATACATTATACGGTATCAACGAATGGAATGCAACTACTGGAGAATTTGCAGTAGTAACTCCATTAGTAATCGATGATAGCAATGCTGACACCTACATGACCGCTGCAATTTGTTCAGGTGGTGTTCCTGTTAATTCTTTTGGTTCTATCGGAAGTTATGCAGTAGTAGCTACTTCTGCTAACGAGAATCAATTGTTCTATTATACATCAGGTGGCGGCTGGGTTGTTGTACAAGATACATTCGACAGCGGCAAGCGTGTAGCAATGAGTCCTCACTATCAATATCCAGATTTTACCAATGACGGAGGCGGCTTAAATGCTCCTACAGGCAGTGTTTGGGTTAAAACAACTACACCGGGCAAAGGCGCAAACTGGGATTTTAAATCTTATAATTCTGGCAGCAAGGCTTGGACTTCCGTAACTCCTACATTCTCGACTAGCACAGTTGCAGCAATTGGTGCATTAGATCCAACAGGCGGTGGCTTGAACATTCCTTTAAAAACTGTGTTTGTTAATTATAACTACCAAGCAGGTGCAGGTTCTAAACCTGTCATAGCAGATTTCCAAGCATGGATTCGCTATCGTTCTGGTCCTACTACATTGTCAATTACTTCGTCGGCAATTGCTCCTACAGGAACAACTACATTTAAGATTAGAGAATCACTAACTAGTGGAACATGGGGAAGTACTGTAACAGTATCGGTTACTAAATCGGGAACAACTCCATTGGGTCAATTAATTGCCGCTGCTATTAACGGTAATTCTAGCTTTGTTAACATTAGTGCTAACTGGAATTCTACAATCAACCAATTAACAATCACACATAGCAAAGGTGGCGACTTCGAAATTTGCGACGGTAGCAGTGCCGGTGACTTCTTTGGAAGTGGTTCTACACAGTTTAATTTGCAACAAGGTGTTACACCAAACTTATACTATGCTCCATACCTTGATGTCGACACATTATCCGGCGGCAACCACCCTGCATACACTGGTTTAGTTTCTAATTGGAAGCCATTGGCCTACGAAGCCCTTCCTACAGCTCCTACTACTAATCCAGCAAATGGACAATTGTGGTACGATAATAACATCGATGCAGTCGACATCATGTATAATGACGGTACTGCATGGAGAGGATATCAAAATGCGTTCGAAGGTACTGATCCTAATGGACCGATCGTTGCAGCACTAGCTCCGTTGACACAATCAGACGGTGTTACTGCACTAGCTACCGGTGATATCTGGGTAGATAGTTCTAACCCAGATGAGTACGGTCAAAACATTTATGTTTATAATTCGGTACTGGGTGTTGGTACAGCTGGTTGGGTTAAACAAGATGCTACAGATCATACAAGCCCCAATGGTTGGGTGTTTGCAGATGCTCGTTGGGGAACTGCAGGCTCTATGGCTGATCCAGCAACCGTCGTTGAACTATTGAGCAGCGATTTTGTTGATTTCGATTGTCCAGATCCAGCTTTTTATCCACGTGGAACACGTCTATGGAATACTCGCCGTAGCGGATTTAATGTTAAAAAATATGTTCAAGGGTACGTCAATGTAAACGATAACAATCCACGTTTTAACGAAGATGAATCTATGAGTGAATATTTCCCAGATCGTTGGGTAACAGCAAGTCCTAATAATGCTCAAGGTGTTGGATCATTTGGTCGTTTAGCTCAACGTTCGTTGGTAGTTGAATCACTAAAAGCATTAGTTACTGCTAATACAGCTATTCGTGATAGCGACACATTAACATTCAACTTGATTGCTGCACCAGGCTATCCGGAACTTATCCAAAATATGGTAGAGTTTAATACTGATATCGGCTTAACAGCATTTGTTGTTGGTGATAGTCCATTCCGTTTAACTGATAACGCTACTACATTGAAGAACTGGGGTAGTAATGCTGCTCTAGCAACAGACAACGGTGATCAAGGCCTAGTTACAAATGATTCGCAATTAGGTGTATGGTATCCAAGTGGTTATACTAACGACAACCTAGGACGCAACATTGTTGTTCCGCCAAGCCACATGATTTTGCGTACCATTGTTAACAACGACAATGTTGCTTATCCATGGTTTGCACCAGCAGGTACACGCCGCGGTGTTGTGGACAATGCTAGCTCTGTAGGTTATGTTGATCCTACTACCGGCGAATTTGTTACAGCAAGTTTATATCAAAGCCTACGTGATGTGTTGAGCAGTGTTGAAGTTAATCCTATTGCCACACTACCGGGTGTTGGTTTAACTGTTATGGGTCAAAAAACTCGTGCAAGTAATGCAAGTGCATTAGACCGTGTTAATGTTTCTAGATTGATTTGCTATCTACGTAGACAACTAGCAGTGTTGGCTAAACCTTACTTGTTCGAACCTAACGATTCCCAAACACGCCACGAAGTTACAGCGGCTGTGAATAGTTTATTGTTAGAATTAGTAAGTCAACGAGCTCTATATGACTATGTCGTAGTATGTGATACAACCAATAACACACCTGCAAGAATCGATCGTAACGAGTTATGGGTTGATATTGCTATCGAACCAGTTAAGGCTGTAGAGTTTATCTACATTCCATTGAGAATATTGAACACAGGTGCTATTTCGTCTGGCAACTTTGGCTCTCAATCTTCAGGTTCAGGCGCATAATTAAAAGAATAAGGAGCATAAAATGCCAATCGCAAGTTTAACAAGATTTTCAGTTCCATTAGATACTGATGCCAGCGCCAGCAGCCAGGGGTTGTTGATGCCTAAACTAGCGTATCGCTTTCGCGTTACACTAGTTGACTTTGGTGTAGGTGGAGCTCCTACTACTGAGTTGACCAAACAGGTTATGATGGTTGATCGTCCAAAGCCAAGTTTTGAAGAAATCAAATTAGATGTTTATAACAGCACAGTAAAATTAGCCGGCAGACATAAATTTGAAGATATCAAACTTAAACTACGTGACGACATGACCAATGCTGTAACTACACTAGTTGGTCAACAAATGCAATCACAGTTTGATTTCTATGAGCAATCTAGTGCAAGTTCCGGCCAAGACTACAAGTTTACCATGTACATCGAAATTCTAGACGGTGGCAATGGTAGTTATGGTCCTATCACACTAGAAACATTTGAATTGCAAGGTTGCTGGATCAAAGTTGTCACATATGACGGCGGCGACTACAGCAAGGCAACGGATCCACTAACAATGGAATTAACTATTTGTTACGATAACGCTGTACAAACTCAGTTTGTTGGTGGTGGATTAATTGGACTAGGTGCACCAGTCGGTCGTACTAACGGTACTAACTCTATTGGTAGTTAATTTTATACTACTCTACAAGCCCAGTAATACTGGGCTTTTTTTATGGCATAAATATTGATATGGGAAATCCTTACAAAAAAAATCTTATCAGCTCTAATAATGGAATCATACTTAAAACCTATGACCATGCCTCTAAGTTATACATCAGTGATAAACTAGCAAGAGCACCTAAAGTAGGATTTTTATATTATATAAATTTCACAGTTAATACTTCTGCATTCTCTTCAAAGGTATGGTTAGATAACTTCGGTCTTCGAGATGTTGCACTGTTGGTTAAAAAAATAGATCTTCCTAAATTTAAAATTGCCACAGAAACTGTAAATCAGTATAACAGAAAAACTAATATACAGACTAAAATAACCTACGAACCTATCAGTATAGAATTCCACGACGATAACAATAATATTACAAACGGTCTTTGGCAAAACTATTATAGTTATTATTATGCCGATACCAATTATGGCGCTAGTTCAACTGCCTATACAGATAATAAGTTCAGTCAAGATTATGTAAATTACGGACTGGCAAATCAACAAGATGAGCCGTTGTTTGAAAGTATAGATATATTTGTACTACATCAAGGAAATTTTACAAAACTTAAATTAATAAATCCTCTGATAACACAATGGGACCACGATAGTTTAGATCAATCAAATGGTGCAAAAATAATGCAGAGTAAAATGGTGCTAGCCTATGAAAGTGTAGTATATGATCAAGGAGTTATTGCCAATGACGAAGATGCATCAGCATTTGAATTAAACTTCTACGATCATCGACAAGGGTCTATAACATCGGGTAATGGTGTAGCTATAGGAACAACTCCTGCTTTTCGTGCAACTCCATTAAATCAATCTGTACAACAAATATTTAATATTGACAACACGGGAAGACAACAGGCCAAGATTGCTGCATTACAACAAGGATTATATAACGGCCCTACAGTAGGATATCCAATTCCACCAATACCGTCATCGCCGGTGGGTGTAAATATACCTGTAATACCGCAAATTCCCTCAATATCTGCGTTACCCATCCGACTAAATTAATATGTCTACCTATAACAATTTACCCCAGTCTCTACCTGCTAATGCAACTATACAGGCGTTTGATAATTATTACATTAAACCTATACAGTTAAATGCCGGTACATTTGATGCTATCCGTGGATTTTTTAACGGCAAAGGTTTTGATCAAGTAAGTTCAGAAACTATTGCCACAGCAATAATGAAACAGGCTCAGTTAGGCAACTA